TCGAGTCCGAGCGTGACCACGAGCGAATCTATGATTGTGGGCATGGTCTACTCCCTCTCGTTTTCTGAATCTACGGCGATGATTTCCAGAAGATTATGCGCGTCCTCCTCGCCGTAAATCGTTTGCAATTCATTCAATGTCGCCAATCGTCTGCCGACTATGACCCCGATGATCTTGGAGACGTTCGCGTACCCGGCTTGTGCTTTCCCGCCTCCAGCGTGTTGCCGAGCGATTCCGAGAGGCCGGCGGCGAGCGAAAAATCCAGGTGAAGTTTCAGCACCTCCCACTTGAGCATGAGCAGCGTCTTCACTTCTTCGACCTGGCTCTCAAACAACGGGTATCCCACCTTGACTGCTGGCTTCTGCGGATTCGGAACGAATTCGACGCACTCCATCAGTTCGGCAAGCAGTGGCCTGATCGAAACTGCGTCAATCGCAAACAGCTTCTTGAGTCCGATTTCCGCAAGCGCCGCCATGCCCAACTGCAAAGCACCATCGGGAATGTCCACGTTTGCCGCTCCGAGCGCAAGCATCACTCGGATAGCCCAGTCTTCCGCCTTTGTCGCGGCCATCTCCGTTAGCAGGAATTGCTTGCCTTTATCCCTGCCCTCAGAGTCCACCGTGTATGTCGAAACCTTACGCGCCATGAATCACTCCTACCCTATGCGAGAATTCTCGCCAACACTGAAAATTTCATCACGCCGGAATCACTGATCCCCAATTTATGCTGAATTCGCGGGCGTTGAGAACTTTGCCAGCCGAGGCCACAGAGTTGTAATCCTCCAGCGTTCCCTTATTGCAAACGTAGGACTGGCCAGTTGAGGGCAGATCGACAATCGCTGTGATGTAGTAGACATCGCGGGCGACACGTTGGGCGGCAAAGATCGCCTCGAAAAACGCGATGCTCGGAGAGTCGGCTTGGAACGAGTAAGTCTGCTTGACCGCGTTGAATACGAGGCCCGCCGTCTTGCGCCCATCGACGCCGATTTGCGTTTCAGTCAAAACGACCGCCGCAGTATCCCATGCCTTGTCAGTCGAATAGCCCTGCAACTGTACAGGCGAAGGGAATAGTCCTGGCACGATGATGCTGACAACCGAATTCGCAGAGGTAATCGTGCTCGCTCCGCCTGTTAGTGCATTGAGAAATCCGCCCATACGTCACCCCTTTTAACGAAATTGACTAGAGAACATTGATGCTCGCGAGGCTGAAGGACAAGATCGCCCCTCCGCTGGCGTACCAGAAGTTGATAATCGGAGTCTGGCCAGCGTTGCGGGCCTCTGCTCCAGGGTCAAGAATCTGCAAATAGTACCCGTTGTTTTGGACTGCGCTTGCCGCGTTCTGTACCCCCGCAGCGGCGTTGATAGCAGCGGCCTGAGTCGAAGAAAGAGTCACGCCAATCTGAATAACGCCGTTGTTGAGAGCGTTGTTGATCGGCCCATTGTCAGCAGGTGCCGAAGTGCTGCTCTGTCCCACAAGGGACGCCCGAACGAGGCCGTATCCATACAGGTCATAAGGAATCTTCCCCAACGTGGTGTAGAGAGTGATCAGCGACAACTCAAATTGGGAGTTCAACCATATCTGGTCGAAAAACAGGTTTGCCCACGGAACGCTCCCAGGCATATTCCCATTCGAGAAGAAAGTGAATCCCTGATTGCGCGATGCGAAAGCTCCATAGCAACTGTATCCGTTCGCCAGAAGATTCTCGTAGGTTTGCAGATTCGCGCACGTCGGAGACACGGCAGCGGAGTTTGCCGATTTCCCGGAGAATGTGATGCTTCCGTTTGTCTGTGAATAGTTCACACAGGCAATCATTCCCTGCACAAAAGCCGCCGTATTCATTACTAGAGGCCCAAGCGTACCGAGTGCCGGATCGCCGCCAATGCACATTAGAGCGTTGTAGCTGTTCGCTTTGGCAACGACTCCGAAAGGCTCAGTAGAATTCTGCACGCTCGCCTGAACATCGCTGTCCCACACAACTGCGCCGTATTGCCCGTTCTGCCCGCTAAACCATGCGGCAAAACCTTCTTTCTGTGTCAGCGTTGGCTCTGTGAGATAGCTCATGCTCGCCCAGTTGCGATTGACTGCGATGATGTTATTCATCGCGCTGGCAGGTGTATCAACCGCCGCGCCTTGCGATAGCGTTGCGCCTGTCGCCTGAGTCAAGAAGAGATTAACCGCGAGAGTGCCTGTCGCGTAGGTAATCGTCTCCGTTGCTCCGGTCAATGTGCTGGTGAAAATGAATGCGCTTTGGACGGCATTCCATGTCACCGCAAAAGGAGGAGTGGTAAAGGCTGCTTGAATCGCCGCCGCCATCAGGCTTTGCGTTGCGACTCCAGTCAGAGTGATTGTGCTTGACGTGATCGGAGAACCGGCAAAGTCGATGGTCAGTGTCCCGCTGTAGCTCTGGAGAGTGGCAAGAGGCACATTAGCAAGAGAGCCGGACTGCAACCATCCGGCGCGGGCCGCTGCATTGTAGGGAGCAAACAGGATCGAAGATGGAAGCTGAGTCCCGTTCACCATTCCCGCAGCGTAGATGGAAGCATAGGCGTACTCTGCCGATGACGGCCCAAAGAAGTTTGAGACCGTTTGCGCGCTTCCGCCCGTGAGCGGGAAGCTCAACACCTGACCCGCTGGCATGAGAGGATTTTCTGTGAGCACAAGGCCGTTCATCACCAGACCTGTGCCGCCAGGACTAAGCACTCCTGGGATTACATTTGCGATAACACTTGCCGGAATCGTCATTGTTTCTCCTTATGCGTCCGCCATGTCAACGGTGTTCATCTTGAGTGTATCAGCAGCCAACTGCGGCACGCAGATCACAGGGTTGTATTGCAAAAGCATATTCAGAATCCATCGCCGCTCGTACTGTTCCTCGCCGGTTATCAGCGGTGATTCGTTCCCGTCGTCGCAATAGAGCGGCGCGATACCTGCCGGGAATTGCGCGGTGGCATAAGGCGTGCGCCAAACCGTCTTGAGCGCCGCGCACCAGTCGCCCGCCTGCGCTCCGTAAAAGTCCACTTGAATCATCAGGCGCTTCGGGCCAACAATATCGCTCTGGAAGTTCACTCCGTCGTACCATTGATACGGAACCTCCAGATCAGTGCTTGCAATCTCCGTCAGTTCAACGAAACTTCCAGCCGGCATAGCAACCCGGTTTACCTGTGCGCGGATGATCTGAGCGGCTCCCACGAACGGCTGTATGAACGCACCGAGCGCATCGAACACAGAGTCGAGCGCGATAGAGGGAACGTATTGGATCGGGGCGCTCATCAGTTCACATCCTGTAGCTGGATTGCAGCCCGCGTCCAGAGCGGCCATTGCTCAAGGACGGCGACAGTGAGCCATGTTTCTCCGTCGATTGTAACCAAGTCTCCGCCTTTGGAGTTGGTACGAACCACGGCGTTCAGGTTTCCGCGCAGAATAATCGAGTGGGTTGCGCCTTGGATATTAAGGTCGTCAAGATGTTTTAGGTCTGCTTGAATGAGTGCCTGGACCTGAGCAAATCCAGTAACGGGAGAGGCGTAGCTCGGAACCTGCTTGAGGCCTGAGCCGATGGTGTAGCCGGTCGAGGCTTGCACAGTCACAGAGATATTGGGGTTCACTGTGTCCGTAACGGCGTTCGATATGGAGCGCAAATCCATCAGTCGGTCACCTTCCACCCCGTAGAATTGAGCATATCGCCCGTCCAGATCAGCGGCTTGGCCTGTGTTCCAGAGGCAACCGGCTCACCTGCGGCAACGTCTCTCTGAGCCTGCACCACATCACGGGCGCGAATGTTCTGTGGATTGTTGCCAAACTTGTAGCGCAAGCGAAGCGTTGTACGCGAGAGCGGCGGCGCGGTCAAGTCGATAATGCTTTGCTTGAGTGCCCCATCAATCTCTTCGCCCATGAATGCCAGAGTCCGATGCCCGTCCATGTGGGACCGGCGCAACTCGCCGGCCATCATCTGAGGCCATTTGCCGGACTCATTCGATACCATTGTGCGGAAGAAGGGACGCGGCGGGGAGGGAAACCTGCCCTTATGACCAAACTCATTCCAGAACGCAATAGGAGCCTGATCGCTGTCGATGAAGCCCACCTGAACTGTTCCATGCGCCCGCTTTGCCAAGTCGAGGAGCTTAGCTGTCACCGCGTTGGACATCTTTATGCTTCGGGCAGCCATATCGGAACGCTTTCCGTAAAAACCCCATCGCATGAAACCTGTACCGCCGATACCGTCGACAACTCCAACTCTTCATTCTCGATTCGCTCCAGATCGCGCTCCAATTCGGAAGCGTCAATCGAGAGCGTTACCGTCATACCGGGCGCGGGAGCCATGCCATCTCACCTAAACTCGTTCCGGTGAATCCTTCCACCCGCGTTGGATTCGCAAAATACTTCATTCCCCGATAACAGGTTGTAGCCTGCCAGAAAGCCGCGCCATACTGCGATTGATTGAACCAGGGGCCGCTCCCAGGCGTTGCTGGAGTGAAGTCGAAGGAAGCGCCCACCGCGCCCTCATTGGCCGCACTGACGCGGCCAACGGGCCGGGGCTGGCCATCTGCGGTAAGCAGCCCGCTCAGGAAAGCAATGTGAGCGGTAACCATATTCAGCAGTACGCCGCGAAGATTCACATCCTGGACAACACTGCAATCTGTGTTATTGAGATACAGGCCAGCCTCGGCGAACATCGAGGCGAACAGCGCGGGATTCGCACTATAGGCCGCTCCGAACTCAGGATAGCGGCCTACAAAGGTTGCGGGATTGAAAACGGCGATCACGATCTAGCCTGCTCCAGTTGAATCCCGTCAACCTTGGCCGTCTTACTCATCGGCTCAAACCCAGTCTTGACCTTCTCTGCGTTCTTGGCCTTCGACTGCGCTTCCTGCTCAGAATGCGCCTCGAATATCGCCCGCGTCTTCAAAGGTCCAAACCCCTCGTATGCTTCTTTCCATGCGGCCCAAAACTCAGCGTCGACAGGCGTGGTAGAAAACATCTTAGGCGGAAGATAAAGGCCGCTTTCAGTCTTCGCCTCGTAAACACCCGCAAGCGTTACGGTCAGGTTGCGGTTCTTGGGGTGATGCAACACAAGGCCGTTCGGTAGACGGCAACCGATGAGAACTGTTTCCTTTGCCATGATTCCCTTTCAAGGAGCGGCGCTAGGCCGCGCTGAGGCCGCATCTCTGCGACTCCTGTTAAACAACTAGACGCCAATTAGCGAAACAATGAGGAACGGGCGGAAAATGATCGTTCCCCACGTCCCCTGGCTCGACTTCTGCCGGAAGCTCGACTCCGCAACGATAATCGGATGGGAGCGTAGCTTTTCGGTAAAGGCGGTGGTTGCCGTCCTCTGCCCCTGCATCTCATCCGCGATCAACTGCACGAGGTTCCCGGACGTGGTTGCGTATTCCGGGGCCGTCTCGATCTTCATCTTCGGGAAGTTTTTCTTGAGCATATCCTGCACATTGACGTTGTAGCTGTTCGTCAAGGTGAGATACACCTGCGATTCGGGGGACATGGCCAGCGTCATAGGAGAAGCCATGTCCAACTCGACAAGGCCGTTCGCTTGCGCAACAAGCTGGCCATACAGCGCCTTGATGTCGTTGTAGACATAGATAGCGCCGTTGTTGGGATCGGTGGCTTTCTGCGCCCACGTGACGAGCGTTCCCGCAGCGATGGGAGCAATCGGGGCCGACAGCGACGGATCATTGAGCAGCCCATAGTTTGCCAACCCTTGAATGCCGAAAAAGTAGCTCTTGTTCTGGAACTTGTTCAGCGTCAGAACCGAAGCGATGCGCTGCCGATTGGCCCAGTCGATGCGGGCAAGACCCATCATGTCCAGTTCGCGTTCGCCCCACTGCGTGATGAGCTGGTAGGTATACGACTGGCGATTGACCCAATTCACGTTCGCGCCAGCGATGCCCGTCTCAGCGTAGTCGCCGTAGGACGAAACCGTGCCGGTAGATTCAACAATCGGGAACATCGCTGTTTCGAGAGTCCAGTCGCCCTTCTTGGTTTCCTCGCCGACGATCTCCGTAGCCTTCATCGGGGCCACAAGGACTTCGATCACCTTGGGGTCGATGTAGGTAGACAAGAACGCGGGGATGCCGCTGTTCGAGACTGTCACCAAAGCGGGTTGAGCATCCATAGCCAGCCGACCGCCGCGTTCCTTTTCGGTCTGCTGCAACTGGGCATCAACCCCCATGAAATTGATGCCCCACTTCTGTGATACTGATTCAAGATGACGGTCCATTACACACCCCACGTTGTGATTTGTACAAGTTCGCCAACAGCGGATGACGTGCCCTCTGGCGGGAACGCTGACCAGTTGGTAAGTTGAACACTGGCGGTCGTGGTGAGATTGTCACCAGCCGCATAAGCGGTTGCCGGATTGCTCAAGGTGTAGATTCCGGTCGATCCAGCCGTACCGCTGATTTGCGATTCCACGACCGTGTTCGCCGGAATGTTCGCTCCTGTGGTAGCATCCACGACCGGCTGGCCAACTCCGAAACTGCCCGCCCCGACTGCCGTTACTGCCACGGTGTAGCCAAACGTGAGAACGGCGACGGCAGATGCCACGTAAGCCGTGCCGCGAACTGCGGTCGTATAGACGCCTGTGGAACCAGTCGTGCCGCTTGTCTGCCCGGTGATGGTATTGCTGGCCGGGTAGCTGGCGTGCGTGATCGAATCGCCGATGCTGATG